ACAATCTTGTCTAAATGGTATATCTCAAACGATCTCCTAAGAGTATTAATAAAATGATACAATGCTCCAAAGTGCTTTCCTTTATAGAAGTGATTCTTAAGACCATAGAAACCAATTGTAAGTAGATTATCTCCATCAACTAATAAAACAGACATTTATTCATTTATATTATAGGTCACTTTCTTCTGTTACAACTTCTACGTCTTCGATGTCTGTAACATTAACACCTAACATCTTACTGATGTATTCACCACACTCTTTTTTGTATTCTTCAAGAGATTTCTTTTCTTCACCTTCTTCTCTTCCACTCATAAATCCGTGTGATGTAACCAAGATACGTCCATCTTCATATCCCAAACCATTGATATGGTTCTTCATGATAGAGATTTTTGTTCTTGTTGCAATTTTAACTTTTCTCTTATCTTTAGTGATTGAAATTTTAGTTGTACCCGCTCCTTTTTGATTACCAAATAAGAATACAATACTTGAGTTTAACCAAATTGCTTCTCCACCTTTTGCTTTAATCTTTGGTTGTCCAAAAGGATTGTCAGGTAATTCTACCCAAGGTTGATTAACGATGATTAATGTGTTTGTATAAGGTTTATCTGTCCTTCTTGACCCTGAGATACGTTGGTTGATACCCATTCCAATTTTGTCAGCTAATACCGATGCATTGTGTTGTTTACCACCTTTACCGTCGTAAGTCATCTTACATGGAACCGAACCTACCGAATCCCAAAGGATTAATAAATCGTGAGGTATATCTCCCTTTTCTTGTGCATCTAACAATTCATTGATATATTCTGTAATTTGTTCGATATATTCAAAATCACTATTGAAAAGATAATCTCCATTTCTATCAAAACCCATTAATTCTGCGTGGTCCCAACTCCATTTTTGTTCTGTGATAATAAACACAGGAACAATGTTTTTCTTTTGTGCGTCTACTGCTGACTTTACAAGTGCGGTTGTTTTACCCGTATCACTATGTCCTAATAACATATTGATGTGTCCCATTGCAGGTCCAGGTATACCCGTTGCATCCAAGAAAGCATCTCCCAAATCGAAGAAACGGTCTGGTTTATATTCGGCCTCTTTTGAGAATTTCTTCTTAATCGCCGAGAAATCTGTTTTTTTAATTCCTGCCATGTTGTTGTTTTTAAAAGATGTTCCCGACATTAGTGTCGGGAACATATTATGAATTAATTAGAATGGTAAATCCGAATCCGTATCGTCTTCTTCTTGTGGGTCAACCACAGGAGTTGCCGTTTTTGGCGCCGATAATACTTCTTCACCTTGTGCATTTGAAACCCACTTCTTAGAATCATTATCCCAACGTGGTTCTTCACCTCTTGCAACCATTTCAAGATATTCTTCAGGTTTTTTGGAATATACATCAGACCATGTTAGTTCATCACCTAACCATACTTTTGCAACCGCCTCATCTGTATTAAGAGGTGAGGAGTCTTCAGGGATAATAGAATTAATTGTTGTGTACTCTTTACCTGTACCCGATTTAGTTAGGGTTAAGAACAAGGTTAAATCACGTCCATTTTCAGGATTACTGATGTCACCTTTCTTTTGGAAGATTGGGAAGATTTTATCTAAGATACCATCTTGTTTTGCGTTGTGCTTAAATCTCCAAAATTTGGGACCATCTTGTTCGTGGTCACGGTCGATAACTTTAACAATATAGAATTTACGTGAACGATATTGACGAGCTAATTCACGGTCAGAGTCAACACCAGTCATCTCTAAACCTTCTTTAACTTCGTTCAATGGTGAACGTTTTCCTTCTTGTTTTGGGTCAAAAAGTTTTACCCATTTTCCACCTACTTGAATTTCGTGGAAATACACCTCTTTAAATGGTGAGGAACCATCTTGGGTAGGAAGAATACGAATTCTTCTCTCTTCACCCTTAGAACCTTTAAGAAGTACAGTTGTGAAGTATTTCTTCATTCTGTCTTCTTGGTTAAATTTGTTTGCATTGCCACTTGTGGCGTTTTTGCTTTTCTCGTACTGTGCTAGTACTGCATCAAATGTTGACATAATTTTTAAATTTTAATTATAAATTCAGTTATAAAAAAAGATACATAAAAAAACCCGAATTATAAAATCCAGGTTAAATTATTTTTAAAATATTTTTAATTTGTTACGTTGCGGTAGGACTCGGTGACGGAGTACCACTTGGTGTAGGACTTGCCGTTGGTGCTGGTGTACTGCTTGGAGTTGGCGCCGGAGTACTACTTGGTGTAGGACTTGCCGTTGGTGCTGGTGTACTACTTGGAGTTGCGGTAGGATTATTAGTTTCAGTCGGGTTAGGTGTTGGATTTGGAGTATTGGTTGGTGTGGATGTTGGATATGCTGTTGATGTAGGCGTTGCAGTTGGTATTGGTAATCCCCATGATATTGTATAATCGTCGGAAGTACCCATTGAACTGTTTTTAGCTTGTACTTTGTATCCATATGTACTTCTTAATACATTGGCCATACTGTCATCCATATATTGATTTGGAACCACTATATAATAACGACCGTGTGCTGTTGCACCCGTAACTAATTCATTTATGTATGATAAACTAGTTCTTGTTTGTGTTGAACCTGTTGTTGCGAATGAACCTGAAATCATTTTTCTTAATTATTTTATTCTAAAGTTAATAAATAACTTAATTTATTTAATTCACCTAACATTTCGTCACGAATATTCAATAAATCAGTATCTGTAGGGTCTAATTCCATTTGTACGAATGCACTCCTAACAGTTGTGATTAATCCTTTCATATCTATATCTGATAAGTTATTTAATTGTATTGTTTTGGTTTCATCATCTAATGTGAATCTTCCATATTTTCCCATTGAAGCTTCAATAAAGGTATCAATTAAACCATCCAAAACTTCGTAAAATCCTCCAAAAGCATTGTGTCTAGCAAAACCTTTTGTTTGCCAATGATTAATTCTCATCTGCATTTGTAATCCCAATAAAAAATTTACATTAGTAGCGATATTCATCTTGTTGGTTTTCAGGATTAAATGAAGTTTTTACAGTATCGGCTGAATAATCTTGTACGTCTTGTTTTGTTAATACATATTCATTTTTACCACTTTGTCTCATTTCACCTTGTTTTGCGGCGAAGAATTGTTGTGGGTTTTGATTGAACGGATAAGAATCCAATGAACGCATTTCAAGTCTTTCTTGAGCGGTTGGTTCTTTCATGTTTTGTATTTTAGTACCCAACTCGTCAATTTTTGCAATCACTGAATCCATGCTAGATAATTTTTGTTCCAAATCACCTAACTTACTGAAAACAGAATCCATTTGTCCAATCACATTACTGTTGTCATTTTTATTGTCATCAATATCCTTTTTAATACTTTTAGTCATATTAACTAAATCTGTAATATCAATTTCTTCAGTGTCTCCACCCATATCCCCATCTAAATCATCAGTTGGTGGTGGTGGTACCGATGCATCATCAGCCGGAGGAGTCGTGGTATCATCCATTGGAGGTAATGCTGAGTCGTCAGCCGGTGGCATTGCAGCATCATCTGTTGGTGGTGCTGGAGGTGCATCCTGTTCCATAATCATTTTCTTAGCATATTTGTTAATTGCTCTGTGACGATTAAGTTCTTCTAATAATTTTTGTTCTAACATAGCTTTAGTCTTGTAATAATTGTCTACCATCATTTGTGATGTACCTTTTATTTATTCTTTCAACGATTCCGTCTTTTTCTCTAATTGTGTAACATTCTCCTGTTACTAAATCACATTCTTCTCTCTCCATTCCATCGTCAGATACGGTCTTAACTTGTTTTGGATTTAAGAATTGATTAATACTGTTGTTCATTTTATTGTTCTCCATATTATTAATGTTATAAGTATAAATATCCCAATATTGTTATTATTTCTTTTTTATTCGGAAATAAAGGACTCCACCTGGAAAAACTTTTAAATCATCCATCAGTTTCTTGGATAATCCGATACCATAACCTATAACATTTGGTCCTATATTAATTGGACCTTGGAATGTTGATTGGTCATATTTTACCACATCGTTCTCTAATACTTGGTTTACATAGTGGTCTAATGTTATTTCATCGCTAGGTTTTTCAGGATTTAAAAACACCGTTTGGGTCTGATTAGAAAGTAATAATTTAGCAGGTGTAGATGACGGTATAAATTTGGTTGAGTAGTATTTCTGACCATTATCCTTAATTCCCGACCATTTAATATGTTTTAAAGTTCCTTCTAAATTAACGATTGACATAGTTGTGTCAGCCGGTATTGGGTATTTTTCACTTCCCATTTCAATTGCAACCGCCCTATACCATTCTTTATTTCCAAATTTAACCTTTTGGATATATTTTTCATTTTCTGCTCCATTGTATGGGATACCAAATTCATCAACGTTTGATTCTTTTATTAATTCCTCTCCATTGATTTTTTTCTCACCTTTATCAATTACGAAACTTCCTTGTGCAGTGATTACAATTTCACTTGTTGTGGTGCTTTTGTTTAATTCGTTTATCTTAACCACCGCTTTATTCATGATTTTATCAAACAGGGTTCTATAACTTGATACGAACGAATCTTTAGGGTCGGGTAACGATATTGATGGAAGTCTAGTTCCTTTAAAAGTCGTTTCGATACCTGTACCTCTAATTTGATGACTCACCTCAGTAATCCAATATGAACCCTTAAACATTGGTATATTTTTTAAATAAAAGAACATTGTTGGTTGTATCATTACATTACCCATACATGTTACCTCACAACTATATGACGCTTGTCTATAGTAATCAAATAAACCAATGTCTACATTATATGTTCCTGCTCCCGATTCAGATCTTGCTAAGTTTTCTAAAACCACAAATGATTCTGATGTGTTTTTAAGTGTTGCTTGGTCCAATTGTATACTCTTAAAGATACTTTGGTTTTGGTCACCAACACTAACTTCAAACGCAACCACTTTATTTGATTTCGATAAATTCTCAGTATTGAATACATCGGGCGTTGTAATAATTAATGAATTATTATTTACGTTACCGATATTAAAACTATCATCTTGGAATTTATATTTTTCTCCCATGTCCGCCGGTCGTTTAGAAACGGGTCCGTCGACATATTGTACCACAATTTTTGGTGCGGACTCTTGGTAATCAACTTCTAAGAATGTTCCAAATAAATTTTTTGCAACAGTTTTAGATGGTGTAATTTTGGTTTTATTTGAAAAGTTGGTTCCATAGAAATTAACATAAGCCGGTAGGGCTCTCATGTCAAATCCTGTTCCCGCAATCAATGCTCCTAACGCTCCATATAAATTTAGTTTTCCATTCTTTTCATCGGTGATGTCAATTAATTTATCTAAATTCAAGAAAACCTTATCTCCAATATCTCTATTGGCTTTATCTAAAAATAAAAACTCCTCTAATAATGTTCTTTGCCCAATAGAATTACCCGCAACCCATTTG